TAAGAATAAGAGAATATGGTGGGCCTGATTTACCAGGTAAACAGATAACTGCTGAAATTAAACGTAAGTTTGCAAGAGCATTAAATTTTGATGGTGGACAAAAAGTAGAAACTTTATGGAGAGACGATACCTCTACTTCGAGAAAACCTGATACGGTTGAAATTAGATTTAGAGCAAAACAAAGTGGTTCTGCAGATTCTACTGAATTTGTCAGTCAGTCTTTAGTTGAAGCTGGTGAGAAGTGGGGTATAACATTATTTGAGGGATTGGGTACTACACCACAAGGTAGATTAGGATTTAGAATATCTGGTAGTGCTGGTTTTCTTGAGGCCTCATCAAGTTTATTAAATTTTCTTGATGGAGACTTTTGGTCTGTAATGTTATCACGTGAGAGTGCAAGTGACTCTAATGACATTGACCAAACATTTAAGTTAACAACCAAACAATATAACTCAGGAAAGAGTGACATATTATATAGTGATACCGCAACATTATTTGTCTGTGGTTCAAGTGGAAATGCTGCATCTGCTTCTTACCTAACATCATGGGAGTCTGATGAGAACTTATACTTAGGTGGTTCTTCTGATAAATTTGGTGCACAATTTACTGGTTCATTAATGGAATTCAGAATGTGGAACCAACCACTAACTGAATCTGCATTTGATAATCATGTAAAGTCACCACAATCAATAAATGGAAACCATGCTTCAGCTTCGTTTACAGATTTAGCACTGAGGTTTACACTTGACGAAAGTATAAATCATGGAACGGGTTCTAAGTTTATCAAGAATGTTGCAAGAGGAAATTACACACCTACAGTTCCATATACAGGTAGTGCAAAAGATTTTACAGATAAAAATTCTTATGGTGGTGTAAACGATGAGATAAAAACATTTGTACCTAACATTGGTGCGTCAAGATACTCAACAACAAAGGTAAGAGTTGAAAACAATGAACTACTTGAGGGTAGGAATTTAAGTTACAATAATAGAGCTGAAATATCTGCTTTTGATTTTGCACCTGTTGAGTCTAACAAAATTGGAATTTATTTTTCACCATCCGATGTAATAAATGAAGATATTATAGAGAGTGTTGCTGACTTAGATTTTAATCAGTACTTAGGTGACCCACGTGATGTACAGAGTGAAACATACAGAGGATTGTCTACTATAAGGGACTCATACTTTCAAAAGTATAATAGTCCAAATGATATATGGGACTACATAAGATTATTAAAATTCTACGACTTAAGTCTATTTGATATGGCAAGACAAATGGTTCCTGCACGTGCAAATGCTACATTGGGATTATTGATTGAACCAAATATATTAGAACGTTCTAAAGAAATAGTAACTAAGATACCTGAGATAGAACACATACACTTAGAAGACAGAATAAATGTTTGGGGACAAAACGACCTTGATAATCCGTCTGTGGTTAGTATGTCAGCTGAAGAGTCCTACTTTGAGGGTTCAGGTTCTTATGAAGAGATACAAGGTAGATTTGCAAGACCATCATTATATAAATTATCAGGTTCTTCTGATGCAAGGAATGCAGATTATTTTAAATTCTCATATAATGAAAATTCAGCTTCGGTAAGTACTGGTGTATTAAAAATATTTGAAGAGGCTGTACAACCTTTCATAACAGCTTCAAGACCACATGAACATAATATGAAAAGAGAATTCTTTTATAGTGGTTCTTTAAACGACCAAAGTGCATCGATGAACATATATTATTCATCTTCATTGGTATTTACGGATGTATCAAATCCTGCACTTAGTATAAATGAAAGAAATTTATTTTTTGATGGATGTAAACAAACAAAGAAAACGACTACTGATGGTCTGTCACCTATAGAAATAACATTAACTTCACCAACAGTTCTTGTTACAAAGGAACCAGCAGAGTCAAAATTAAAAGTTAAATAATGAAAAAACTACGTAACATATATTTATTGATGAACAAAAATGTTACAATCAATTTAATTCTTAGGAGTATATAAAATGGGATTTCTTGACAACACCACGACAACAGTCGATGCAATACTCACCAAAAAAGGTCGTGAGTTACTAGCTCGTGGTCAAAACGAATTTAACATCACCAAATACGCTTTGGCTGATGATGAGGTTGACTACAATCTATGGGATACAAGTCATCCTAACGGAACTAATTTTTACGGAGCAGTAATAGAGAACATGCCGTTATTAGAGGCAACACCTGATGAAAATCAGATTATGAGATACAAACTTGTTACTCTACCAAAAAATACTGCTAAATTACCTATAATGGAATTACCATCGTCCAATCTTACATTTAACGGGCCTGGTATTTCACAAACAATTACACCGAACACCAGAAATGGAAGTGATGCAACTCTCGGATATACATTCGTACTACACAATGCAGATGCTGCTAATTTAACTGTGGCATCAGGTGGTGGAGTAACTGCACCAGGAGTTGGTTCAGTTGTGTTCTTGAGTGAGGAAGAAAGACAAAATAGTATAACAGTAATTGCTACATCTGTTAATATTGTATCAAGAAGTACTTCCTCTCAGATTACAACTCAGATAACCATCGCTGGTAATGAGACAGGTGCTTCTCAAACTATAACAGCAACAGTCAATCCAGCGGCTGGTGGTTTATCTTAGGAGGTATAAATGCCAATTTTTTATAGATTCGATTCAGAAAATGACGTAGTATCAAATTTTAAGACTACAGTATCGAGTGGGATATTTAGTGGTGGAGTAGGAAGTCTTACTTCATTTTTTACTTCGTCAGTCCAAAGTGGTAGTACAGGTGCTTACTACTATGATGTATACAAAACAGACCCAGCTTCTGATTCAGAAGCAGAGATTCAATTCTCTTTAGCTTATGGACACAAAGAAGGAAGTGGTTCGTTAGGGACAAAAGGTGCAGTTGGAAGTCGAGCTTCTGCTACAATATACAGACAAATGAGAAATCTATTATTGGCACCTAACGATGACCAATTTACAATGGCTGGTTCTTTCGATACTGATGATATAGCAGTTATTTCTTTCAACAGAGCAAGGATGAGAGAAAAGGTCGATCCAGGTAATTGGGAACTTCACTTACAAGGTACAAGTAAGATTAAATTAATTGATGATAGTTCAGCACAGGCGGCATCTTTTGGTAATGGTGGTCGTGTCTTTAATGTTGTTAGTGGTTCAATTGATGGTGGTACTACCGTTATTCAAACTGCAGCTGCTAGTGAAACACGAGGTGGTATTGGATTATTCTATCCTGATTTAGGGATTGTGATACTAAGACCAAGTGCACTTAAGACTAAGGCTGGTATATCGTTTAGTACTGGTTCTAATACTATGGGTAATAACTCAGGTGTAGTATTTGATTCATTGACTTCAGGTGCTTATTTTCAGGCAAGAAGAGAAGAAAATATATCATCAACTCATTACTTCGTAAGGGCAGGAAATAAACAATTTAACTTTTCAACTAACCCAACTTTCTTTACTGCTTCTGATGGTTCTTTTGTACAACCAACATACTTTAAAGACCCTAAAACATTTATTACTACTGTAGGATTATACAATGATAATAATGAATTGTTGGCTGTTGCTAAGTTAAGTAAACCATTACTCAAAACATTCTCAAGAGAAGCTATCATAAAAGTCAAATTAGATTTTTAGGGGGTCATAATGTTCGGGACAATTGACCCAAGAGACAAACAGATAAGACCTTTCAGAGTCCACAAGAAATTCACCTTTACAAATTTCTCTACTGGTAGTGGAGTATATCCAATACGAGGTATTGCTGCAGGTAGACACAATTTTCTTAGTTCATCAGCAGCTAGTCAGAGTTTTGGAACATTCAATCAACTATCTGCAAGTGCTGGTAGTTATGAAAAAGCGTATAGTCTTGGTTCTTTTTATAGTGTACCAACTTACTATATGGTTAAACATCTATACTATCAGGCAACAGGTTCTACTGGTCAGATAAATCAGTATCATTCATTCGGTGGAAACCAATCACAAAAAGAAAGAAAAATAGATTCACCTTATGTTGGTGATAGACAAAAACTTCATGGACAAGTTAACGTATTGAGTATACCGAGAGCATATTATGGTGAACAGATACAACCCAAGTCAATTCAAATATCAGACTTTAGTGGTGCTGGAACATTTGATATAAGAGACGATGGTTATGGTAATTTATATGACTTTGCTAATTCATCATCTTATGCAGCTGGTACAACTGGTTCGGTTGGTAATGTCTTTTATTCACATGGAGTCTTGACAATAACGGATACTGGTTCATATAAAGACGTATTCATGACAAGTGGTTCTGATGGATTCTCTATAGATTTAAAAAGTACTCAGACAATTTATGAGTATGAATATACAGTAACTGCACCACAAAACACATTTAATTCTACAACAAACATAAGTGCAACTCTTGACCGAAGTGGTAGTAAAACAGTACCGAGTTCTGTACCACAACCAAGTATGTCAATATATTTCCCACCAAGTGATAACCCAAATGGTGGACTAAACTCTACAGGTTCTTATGCTAGTCAATATACAGCAACAGAACATTATGAGAATTTTGTCACACACTCAGAGTTTGCACCTTATGTAACTACAATTGGATTGTACAATGACAATAATGATTTACTCGCAGTAGGTAAACTTGCACATCCAATCAAAAACGATCCTGAACTTGCAATAAGTTTTGTTATAAGGTTTGATGTATAACTAAAAATAACCCTTTTAGATATTTATAAGTGGTAAACTAAATCACAAATTTGGAGAAATACAATGCCTTTAACCGTAGGAGCTATATCAGAGTCAATGTCAGCTGAAGAAGTTGTTAATATATTAACTGGTTCGTATAGTCAAGAAGACCATATAGACCACAGTTTATTATGGTTAGCAACAAACTACATTGGTGGGACATCAGACCAACCATATGCTTGGTGGCCTAATCCACATCATCACAACTCAGGAAGTGAAGCAGCTGCACAAATTACTTCAAGTCTTTGGTCATGGGTATCCGCATCAGGATGTCCTATGAGTTCATCAGCACAGATGATAGATTTCATAAAAGACCATGGAGTACTTGCACAATGGGAATGGGTATCAGGAAGTGATACTTATGATAGTAATTTTGACGTACTATATTAGTAAATAATGATTAAATTAAAAGAACTCTTTGAGACAGAGGCAGCATATTCTGGTTCCTCTTTTCATTTTTTAGAACCAACTAAAATACCACCATCCAAGAAAGATATGTTGAAGGGTGGAGAAGAAGAGGAACAAGAAGAGCTAGAAGAAAAAAAGGATAAAATCCAAGTTCAAGGACTTGGTGTCTACACACCTAAAGTGCTCAAGGATAAGGTTACACGAATGTCTATAGATTTAGCAAAGGTTGCTAAACGAGGTGATTGGAATAAATCATCAAGAAATGCCATAAGAGCATTAGGAGAAATGTGGGGAGCCTTAAGTGAGTACGAACGAGAAAACTAAATGGGACGGAGTCGAAAGACGAAATAAAAAGCCAAAGCCAATACCAACAGGACCTGATTTATATTTAGGTGGAGATGGATTACCAGATTGGATGCAGTTTACAATTACACTTGGTATGTTTGGTGTATTATGGTGGGTCTTATATTTATTGTTTCACCCTACTTTAGAATTAGACGACACACATAGAGATTTGTTAAATATCATATTGGGTACGTTTATTGCTACGTTTGGTAAAACTATAGATTTTTGGTTTAGACACTCTAAGAAAAAGAAAGATTAGGAGAGAAGAATGTTGAAAAAGATTATAGGATTATTTTTTACAATGTCCTTAGTCATAGGTCAAGGGGGAATAGTAGACTTTTTTAAGTACTCAACCGCGTACGCTAGTTTTAGTTTGAATGCACCACGACATCAAGACGATAGATTTGCTATTGTTGGTGGGTTATCTACAGGTATCCTCGAAGTAAAAAGAACAGAAAGAGAATTGGAACCTGATTTTCAAACTTCTTTTGGTCTACGTAAAATAGGTCGTTTTAATTACGAACCAAAACGTGGTGTTAAAAACGCAGGTAATGGTGGAACTTGGTATGATGGTTCAGAACAAAATGCTAATGAGAGTTCATCATTTGGCCCAATCAAAGGTTGGGAATATTTAATTAAATTCTCAGAGGGTAGACAATGGGGTAATGATTATAAAAACCAAGAGTATTGGTTGAGATACATTGGTGATTGGATAATGGTAAAAGGTGGTTGGACTGAATTAGGATTAGAAGATATTGCATATGGTCAAGCAGATTTAAGATTACATTGGACTCCAGAAGTTCTCAATGATAAATTACATCTTAGTATTGGACTAAAACACAGACAACATCCTGTATATGGATTTGATGCTATGATATTAGATACAACTTGGTATAAAGGAAATTGGTGGGATTTTGCAGAGGATGCATTTGGTATCGATGATAACGCTTGGTTTACTGAAGAATACTACAATGATGGTAATGGTAATCTTGACCAAGATATTCAACTATATGAAATAGACCCTAACACAGGTGAACTTAGAGAGATTGAGGGTGGAGGCCCATTTTGGAATGACGATGGTAGGTTTGTTGGTGTTGATTGGTTGTGGAGAGATGCTAATGGTAAGATATTTGCATACACCGATAGGGAATATTTTCTGTATCATTTTCCTCGTATGTTAGAGGGATATATGGGAAGACTTAAAAAAGATTTAGGATATCAAAGTGAAACATCAATTGTATTAGGTTTAGATTGGTATCACTATGATGAAGCTTGGTGGATACATGCTTGGGGTAATTGGTTACCTTATCATTATGGACATAGTAAATATGCATACCACAATGCTGCTCATTATCAAACACATTTAGAAGAAAAAAAACCACCACATAAATTTGAGTTCCATGACCCTATGTGGCATTCTTGGAATGATTATGACTTTGGTGCTATCTTTGGTGTAAAGATTAAAGATAATTTAGGGGTTTTCACAGAGGGACGTTATTTAAATTATTGGGAACGTCCAGCTTATGATATTAAGTTTGGTTTGAATTACCAGTTTATGGGATTCTAAATAGGAGAATACAATGTGTAATTGCTGTGATTGCTGTGATTGCGGATGTGGATGTAAATCATGATTTTACAAATATTATTTTGTTTATTGATAATTATTTATTGGTTTAGTGAGGGTGTAACTGAGGGTTGGACTTGGTCTACTAAAAAAAGAAAAGAGACTAACAAACTTATACATCCGAACAACCATAGTAATGGTATTATGGATTATCATGGTTGGAGAATATTTGAGAACGTAGGTATATGGGGTGCAGTGATTGTTGCATTTCTATTAGATTGTTCTTTTGAAAAGTTCTTTTGGTTAGGTGTTGGTAGTTGGTTTATAGGAACGTTTTCTTATGAAGCAGCTCTTAATTATGTTAACAAAGGAACTATTTATAAACCAGTAGATTATAAATGGCATATCTTTGGATATGACATACCTTGGTGGGGTGGTAAAAGAATTTATGCTTTACCAGCCGTTGGACTATTAATTTTATTATATGGAGTATTAATATAATGAGAAAGTTGATATTATTGTTTTCAGTACTATTTTTATTTAGTTGTGAAGACACACGTGTAGAATCGTTGGAACCATCTATGCAAATGTGGGTAAATGGTGACCCTATAGACCCGTTTGATTATTATGGTCAGGTAAATATTTACGGTGAAAAATCAGTTGGTGAAGATGGTAAAATAAAAAAATTACTTGTAATGCACTTCCAAAGAGAAATTGGTAGAGTGTTACCTGAGTTAGAACATTATGCTACAATATGGTACGATGAAGATGGTGAGGACAATGATGACTTGATAGATGCAGGATTATATTTAAATTATGGCCCTACAGATACATTAGCACATACAAGAGATAAAACGATAAACTTAGAAATCATAGGTAGTTTTGATTATACGGACTTCGGGCAATCAGAAATAACAGAGGTCAAGGATAACAAAGTATCAGGTATGGTAAATGGTCAATTCTACAATCCATATAGAGATGAATTACAAATAGCATTATTAATTTTTGAGAACATTGAAATTGGAACAGATCCAGATGCAACATTTTATCAAGGGGATAATTAGTGAATGGGGATATTAAATTAGGTCAATTACTTTGTGATGAAGATATTATCACTAAGAGACAATTGAACAAGGCTTTACAGAATCAAGTCAAAGGTGACAAACGTGCCTTAGGTGAGATTCTTGTTGACTTGAACTATTGTAGCCTTGATGATATCACTAATGCAATGATGGCACAAAGTGACCGTGCAGAAACTAAGCCACAACCAAAACCTCAACCTAAATCAAATGGTAAAAAGAAACCAATTGAATTAAGTGAGGATAAAATTTTAGATACTAAATTTACATTATCAGTTCAAACAATGGTTGGAGCTGGAATGGGACTAGCTTCTTTGATTGGAATGTGGTATACTTTACAAGGTGAAATTGAAGAGGCAAAACAATTACCAAGTTTAGAAAGTCTGTACCAAGCGGAATATCCATCGAGACCAGAGGGTTATAATTGGCCAAGGTCTTATGAACAATATAAAGACCAAGTAGGTTCGTTACAAGATGATATGGATGAAGTACTTGGCCAGTTAGACGAATATAAAGATATAATCAATGAATTGAGGCAAGACATAAAAGACCTCGAAAGAAGAAAAAGAGACAAGTAGGAGATTATAATGAAATACTTGATAGCCTTATTACTTTTCCTATCAACGACCATAGCTCAAGTTACGGATAAAAATTTTAAAGACAAAGTTGCAAAGGGTGTTATTGTTATAAAGTTTACATCTAAGTGGCAAGAAAAACCTATACCAAATGATTTATTGAAAGGTATAAAGGGATATCAGAAGGCGGTAATTATCGAGGTGGCTAAAGAGAGTGCACCAAAGGTAGTTAAAAAACTAAGAATACGAAACTATCCATCATTAGCTATGTTCCATAATGGTTCAAAGAAAAAAGTTTGGAAATCAGACATGGATGGTATTATTGACGTTAAGAATAAAGATATTAAAAAGGCAATAGATGGACTGATGGCAGGTGACGTTTTTTAGGATTCCAAATGAATATTGCAACGATTGCTGGTCACTTAGCGTTTGGTTTAATAGCTTTTTCTTTTCTTGTAAAAGACATCTTATGGTTGAGAGTCGTTAGTGTATTAGCAAGTTTGTTTTCCATATTTTATAATTACATAATTCCAATTGACCCAATGTGGTTGGCAATCAATTGGAATTTTGTTTTTATAGTGGTAAATCTTTATCACATAGCAATAATTATATACGAAAAAAGACCTGTAAAAATGGATGACAAAAATACAGAGTTGTATCAAACTTTGTTTAAAGAAATGACTCCCGTTGAGTATTTAAAAATTAGTAGAGCTGCTCAATGGGAAACAATAAAACCAGGTCAAAGAATTATAACACAAGGTATGCCAGTACCAGATTTGTATTTGGTATACAATGGAACTGTGGATGTAGCTGTAGATAATAAGTGGGTGGCAGAATTAAAAGACGGAGAGTTTGTAGGTGAGATGTCATTTTTGACGGAGAAGGTAGCTACAGCAACTTGTATTGTTAAATACGAGTCACAATGTTTAGTTTGGAAACAAGAAGAATTTAAAGAACTATTAAAAAGAAACCCATCACTATACTTTACTATACAATCTGTTTTAAGTACACAAGTATCAGATAAGTTAGTAAATACAAGTAAGTGATATTTATTAGAGAAGAGGATTAATGCCCAATAAGAAAGCAAAAGACAGAAAAAGAAAACGACTTCAACTTAACAAAAAGTGGAAGGCTGAGGGTAGAACTTCAGCTCAACACAAAAAGTGGTTGGAGAAAAATAAAGACAAGAATACTAATAAACCTTTTGGAAGATATTCATGATTAAGTTAAAAGATTTACTGATGGAATCCAGAATCGTAACTCCAAGTGAGTTTATGAGAGAAATAAAACGTGCAGAAAAAGCAACTGGTAAGAAATTTAAAATACCATCAAGTACACAAAAACTTTGTTTAGAGGCTATGAAAGATGGATTTCATAAAATAGATTATCAAGGTAAAGTAGGTAAAGCAAGAAAACCAAAAGAATTAATGTATCAAGCATATGCATTTGTACAAGGGTGGGGACATTCTAAGTACAAAAATAAATGGGATTGGAGAGATGATAGGAGTCAACCAGTCTTATCAAATATTCAGAACTCAAGTATTTTTACAAGTTTGTTTGATTATGATTATTTACAATACCATGTAACTACGGATTTACAAGCATCACAGGTGGTTGGAAATTTATACAAAGGTCAAAAAAATGTAGAACCAGCATACTATTTAGTAAAAGATTATTTAAATAGTTTTGGTGCTCGTGGTAAAAGTCAAAGAGACGAAGATATATTGATTAATAAAGTAGATTGGTGGTTAAAGAAAAATAAGGTAAAAACATTATAATGGCTGGAGATTGTTACTCAGCAAATGGTAGATGGATGATTGGTAAAGATGATTCTTATCGATTAGTTCATGGTGTCGCAATCTTAGCAAGAGATGGTAAACCTTTTGGACATTGTTGGATTGAAAAGGGTAATCAAGTATTAGATTATAGTAATGGTAAAACTATAAAAGCAAGTAAAAAGAAGTATTATGAGTTAGGTGGAATACCAGTGAAACCTTATAAACTCTATAAATATACTTCAACAGAAATGGCTATAAAAATGATTAAATCAGAGCATTGGGGGCCGTGGGATTTAAAACCACCGAGATAAATTATGAATGAATTTGGAAAACATTTAGATGAACCGAGAGAAATCGGAAAGAAAAAAGAAAAAGTATCATCAAAAGATAAAATGATGGCTAAAAAACAAATTGGTGAATCTTTAGGAATTACAACGGAACAGGCAAAACAAATACGTGATAATCTTTGTGTTGAATGTGGGGAACCTGTAGATGAAAATTTAAGAAAATGGTTTAAAGACCGTTGGGTAAATATTGGTAAAAAGAAAAAGGGTGGGGGACATCCACCATGTGGTACAAGTGGTAAGAAGAGAGGATACGCTAAATGTGTACCAGCAAGTAAAGCTGCTAGGATGAGTAAGAAACAAAAGGCCAGTGCAACTCGTAGAAAAAGAGCAGCACAGAACAAAGCTAACAGAGGTGGTAAACAATCTGCTGGACAAGGTAAGAAACCAATATACGTGTCCACCAAACCAAAGAAGTAATGGCTGATTTAGTTCTACCAAGAGGAGAGATTAAGGTCTTAAAGGCTGAGGATAAGGATTATGAAAGAGGTCTTTTAGTCAGACTATTAAAAAATGGTGGATATGATATGGCGTATTGGTATAACAAGCCAGATAAACCATATCCCGTTGAAGTTTTAGTAGACGGAAAAAGTATTAAAAAAGATGCTAAAGTTGTAGAGATGAAATTTCATCCAAAAGATTATTATGATAAAGTAGATGAGGCACCAAGAATACCAAGAAAAAAAGGTCAACATCGTGGTTCCAAATCTCATTCAGATTTATATACAGATGAAAATCCAAAAGGAACAATCAAAGGATTAAAGTTTGCCACAGTCGCAGATGCTAAAGCTTCTGTCAGTAAAATCAGAGGTAGTGGTAAATCACATGCACATAAAATACAGGCTGCAGTCGCTATGGAACAGAGAGCTAGAGAGATGGGTAAGACATCACAAGCTGCTGTTTATCGTGCTTACATCAATAAGATGAAGAAGAAAACTAAAAAGAAGAATGAAGAGTTTGGGGCACCTGCTGGTATGTTACCATCACCGAGTCGTAAGACAGTAAAGAAGATGAAAAGAAAAGG